GCAAAAATATAGGAGTTTTTTCATACAAAGATTTTGATGTAAATCCCCCTTTAAGCGTTTGTGTAGATTCTGTAAACAACGTTCATGTTTTGTTGAGCAACAAAGTCGTTGTTCTTAGTTATGAAGGAGAATTTTTGTTCGAATATAGTTTTTCGAGTGAAATTACAGACGCAAGAAAAATTAATACAGGATATAAGCGAGAGACAATTTATATTCTCCACAATGACGGAATAGTAAAGTATTTTAAAAACGGAGAAATTGCTTATTACATTGCACATAAACACGAATGTTCCGAAGGAAATTATTTAAAAGGCTTTACGTCCGTAAAGCAAGACAAATATAGAAATCTACTCGTTGCGGTTAACGACAAGTTGTTGAAAATTCCTGACTTAATGAACTTGCAGCAAATTAAAGCTGAGTTGTCGAGTTCTTTGTATTGGTCGTTTGATAAGCTTTCTATAGATGAAGAAGAGTATATACAGCCCTGGGTCTATATTAGAGCTTTTCAAAGAACATGGGATAACATTGAATTGCTCAGAGGATCTTTATTTTACGAACAAGAAGGTTGTAAAAAAGCCACGGCTCCAATTTATTCGAAATCTGATTTAATTGTAGGTCAAAACGAAATAGTAACAAACGCTGTTGTTAATAGATTAGCCTCGCAATTATGGGCAAATTTAGAAACAATGTTTGAATATTTTAATCCTTCTTGTGGAATTAATACTTCATCTATTAACACAAACATGAAACAATGTACATGTTCGTTTGTCACTTTAACTGATCTACCGAATATTACATGGGAACCACCTGTTGTTACTCCAACACCAACTCCAACCGAACAATGCTGGAGACCAGTCATTACAACACCTCCTCCTCCACCTAGCGATAATGTATGTCCAAACAACTTAATAATAAATGGAGACTTTAATAACAGCTCTGTCAATGCAATTGGAGGTTCCGCTTACGGTTGGATTCTCTCAGGTGTTGATGTTCATGATATTTCTTCATATGGAATATTCAATCAACCTAGAAACGTGTTTATCGATCTAATGTCAACTTCATCAGGATTTGCTAGACAAACGGTTCCTACAGAGGGAGGTTCTACTTATAGCCTCAGCTTTGACTTGGGAGCAGACAAATCAAACCTCAACGACAATACAAGCAGAACGGTAACAGTCGAGTTAAACAACGGTACGGCGAGTGAAACTCACACGTTTACTATTACACCGACTTCTGTTGCTGAAACTTACAATAGCTTCAATTGGCAGCGCTACACAGTTGAACATGTAGCCACTTCTAATACTTTGACAATTACATTTAGTGGATTTAGTACAGGTTCACAATATTACGGACCTGTTCTTGATAATGTCTGCTTTGCTGAAGTGCCTCCATCCGACTGTTCCACGACCGGCTTGCTAACCTTCCAAACCGAGCAAATCAAAAACTTAAATGAATACGGTCCTGCTAGCGATATGAATGTATATCCTTTTGGGGTATATCCATGCGAAACTACCCCGACGCCTACTCAAACTCCTACTCAAACTCAGACTCCTACTCAAACGCCTACTATTACTCCGACAGCAACAGTTCGAGATCCAGAACTTCCTGAAGTCAGCCCCCAAGAAATAGATTACAGATCCATTTCAACTTCTGCCCAAGGAACACGAACCTCTACTATAAAAGATATCTATGATAGATTCGGAGGAGCTTCTAATATATCTTGGATATCTATGTGCGGTGGAACTGGGTATGGTTCTACAACCGGAAGCGTTTCCCTCAAATATGGAACTACTTACACAAGTTCTGGTACCGGAAACGGAAAAGGGTTTGCTTTGACTATATACAACATGTATACAATGGGAGGCCGTTTATATGCTTCCATTCGTAAAGGAGCCGTTGGAAATCAAGGAAACTTTAACTCAACTGCTGACGCTCGAGCAGCTGTAGCCAAATCTTTGATTACCGCTCCAACGGCGGAGAATGTGGATGTTACTGATTTTCCTTGCACGATAACAGCTTCAAAGGGTAGTGGAGGCGCCTCAGGAAATGTAGGTACAGCTGTTGCTTATATGAGACTCAGAACCAAAGACAAAAGTAAATATACATGGCCATAAAACTAACTTAAATTAAATATAAAATACAATGACAGCATACAAAACATTAAGCTCGTTTATAGAAAGCCCAACGGTGGCTCAATCAGATTATATTGTTGGATATTCTCTTCCAATTTTTGATGGAGAACGTAGATGGAAATGGACTAATGTTGTTAATCAATTGACAGCAGACATGCTCGGACCCATGTCTGACGGACAACTGCTTATCGGAAATAGCACAACCAATGCTTATAATATAAACACCCTAACAGAAGCAAAAGGAATTAATATCGTTAATGGCGGGGGAACAATTACTATTTCCGTTGATCCAGAAGACGCCTTAAATCCAATGACAGACGGTCAATTACCTATTGGAAATACGGCGACAGGCACTTATACTAAAAACACACTAACTGCAGGGAATGGTATCAGCGTAACTAACGGCAATGGAACAATTAGCATAGCTACTGCTCCGCGAGCTCCGTTTGTCCCTGTTCTAATTCCAGATCCAGCTAATCCAGCCGGTCCTATAATTTTTGAGGTTACAAATGAGATGCACGGTCAAATGATAGTCATTGATTCGTTTTTTCCTGTTAATGTGATACTGCCAATGGGTGCGCAACCTGGGTTGGATGTATCGTTTATTAGAGCTCAGAATTTAGGGACGGTGCGATTCGTTCCCCAAGGATTGTCTGACATTAGAAGCACTCCGGATAATACGTTCACTCAATTGGCTTTTGTAAATTCCGTTGCTGGAGCATATTATAGTGGAAATAACGTTTGGTATATTTTCGGTGACTTGTTGCCATAATTTTATAAAATTATGATGAGACACAATCGCTATTCAAGCTGGCTTAGCATTGTAACTACTCTTCCAACTCAAGCAAACGTAAATTTGTTTAACGTTATCAATGGAATAGCTTCTGGTTATGGATGGACTCCTGCCGGTGGAAAAAAAATTCGAGCCATTGTTACAATCCCTGCTGGAAATACAATATTTTCTAATAACCCAGCTTTGCCTGCTTTAACAATTCCTGCCAATGGAGCTGGTTCATTCAGAAGTTATGATTACATTTTACTCATAAATCAAGGAACAATAGCTGGGTCTTCTGGAGCGAGCGGACTTGGAGGTTCAGGAAATCAAGTACCTACTCCTGGAAGCAATGGAGGGCCAGGAGGAACAGCCCTCAACGTTTCGCGAACAATTTATTTGGATAACCAAGGAAATATTTATGGAGGCGGTGGTGGGGGAGGCGGAGGTGGAGGTGGACAAGAGACATACACTCTTGGAGGTAACGCTGCTTCATGTTGTAGTGCCAGTAACTGTGACAATTGCCCTATGACCGATTTAGCTGGTTTTTTCGACAATCCGAGAAATTATGATTGTCCGGCGTCCAATACCGGTTGTTGTAGGTTTTGCAGTGATTGCTTTTTTTGTCCTGAGTGTTGTAATGAAGATGGAGATGGTCAGACGTTGTGCGGAGGGCAGACATTTAATTGTTTTGTAAAAAATTGGATAAATCACTCTGGTGGAAATGGCGGAACAGGACAGGGATTTGGAATAGCTGCAGGAATTGGAACTGCTGGTGTTTTGACTGGAGGTTCTGGCGGTAATGGTGGAACATGGGGACAAGCAGGAAATGCAGGAATTGCTGGAGATTTACGTGGAAGCGGGTTGGGCGGAAGTGGAGGATACTCAATAAACGGTTATAACAATTTTACTATAATAAAAAATTTAGGAGCCCTGTTGGGTGCCACTATCAATTAAACAAATAAATATACACATATATGGAAAATGAAATTAATGTTGGATTTGAAATCTTAAGCACGGATGTTTCTAATAACAGTATTACTGTCAGACCTTGCTCAACACAATTTAAAAACAATAAAGAGACTTATGGTCCTCTCAATATTAATATATCAAATTTAGATCCGAGTAAAGATTTACGAGACCAAATTATCGATTTGTTGTATCCCACCGTAAAATCTATTATTAACAGCGAACAGCAAACATTCGTTGATAAAGTTAATGATTTCGTTAACGCGAATTTAAATAAAACAATATCTGCTGTCAGAAGTCCTACTACAATCGAACCAGAAAATTTACCGGAAGTCAAACTAACAGAATTCAGTAAAGCATTTGAAATTATTGTATGACACTTAAAAATGTACAAAGATTTCCTTTTTTTTCAAACGTAATCGTACGATTGATTATAAATCCAACTTTTGAACAAAAGTTAAAAAATTTCTTTCAGCAAAGATTTGCTCATTTGCATGACACACTAGAGACAGTATATAAAGATCCAAACGACCAATGCGTAGAAGTGCTCAAATCTTGCATTGATAAACAAAAAGGAGCAATAATCAACGCCTTTGAAGAGTTTGAAACCTTTAGTCAAATTAACTTAAACAGTGCTGTGAGCACATTTTGTGAGTTAGAACTGGGCCGAATGAATCTCGAAGGCCGAGTACTCAAAACTACAACTCAGCAATGGCCAATTTTTGCTTATGAACTTAAAACAGCTTCATATAATAAATTTTCAGTCGTCAAACAAGCAGATGAATTATTCGTATTTTTTGTATGAGACACAACCGTTATTCGAGCTGGTTTAATGTAATTGACAATGTCACTGTCAATACACAAAATTTGAACTTGACTGATCGCATCATGAATCTCGCCCAAGCTCAAGGGTGGACTCCAGCAACTGGAAAAAAACTCAGAGCAATTATTACAATAGATCCTGGAGTTGTTGTGTTTTCTACAAATCCAGCTTCTCCTGCTTTGACTATTACTCCAGGTAACGGTCTTGGAAATTTTCGAAGTTATGATCTTATAATATTAAACAATTTAGGAGAGATCGCGGGCGCGGGCGGTGCTGTTGGAATTGCTGGATCTGGAGGAGTTTCGAATGGCACGGACGGAGGAGTGGGAGGCACAGCAATTAGAGCTACGAGAAATTTTCTTTTAAGCAATCAAGGAAATATATACGGAGGAGGCGGTGGAGGCGGCGGGGGAGGAGGAAATATCCGTAAAACTTATAGAACAAGAGTAAATAGATGCGATCAGTTCAATGGATGTCCGGGAGATGATACAGGAAGATGTTTTATTACTGGAGATCACAATTGTAGTGCCGATCCTTGGGCTGGTTTTGATCGAGGTCCGTGGTGCACTCCTGCAGGTGGAGCCGTCAATATCAATAGCGCTTGTGGTTCAACTCGTCTATATCAAGAGTCTGCGGGCACGTGCAACGTCGGTGCCAATGTTGGCGGAAATCCTTGTACTATCACATACAATTATGCTTTTTGTTTTACCGATGAAACCATGTGTGCTCCTCAAGCTCCTCCTGGGCCAAATTCCGGAGCCGGTCCAAGAACTGGAGGAAACGGAGGTTTAGGACAAGGATATTCTAACGCCCTTCTGACATTAAACAATACAAATGGTACATTGGCAGCAAACGTGGGAACTGCGAATGGAGCAAATGGAGGGGGGTGGGGAACAGCAGGAAGTAATGCCTTAAATGGGGATACTCCAATCGGGTGGCCTGGTTATAATGCTAATAGTGATATTTTGGTATTACCTAGTTTCGGTGGACAAGGAGGAGAAGCAGGTTACTGGATTGATGGACAAGCTTTCATGACTCTTTCGAATGGAGCGGTTGGATTGGGAAGACAAATTTGACTTTTAATTTTTTGGTAGTTAAATATAAATATGCAGGTAAACATTGGGTTTAAGATCATACACATAGATGAAAACACTAAAACAATGGTGATTCGTCCTTGTTCGACGAATTTTAAAAACCATCCAGAATCATATCCTTTGCTTAACGTTAACATGTCTAATTTAAATTCTGATAAAGACGTTTCAGAGCAAATCATTGAAATGATCGTGCCAACAGTTAAATCGATTATTGATGGGGAAACTGATAATAAAATCTCAACTATTATGAAATTTGCTCAAGAAAACCAAAATAAAGTTATTTCGATGGATAAATTTTTTGATTTACCTCAGCCTACATTGGCCCCTCAGCTAAACACAATTCAACCCTCTACCTTATTCGAAGTAGTTTTGGCTTAACTATATGACTGCATTACTAATTTATATTCTGATCTCACTTTCATTTTCTTATATGTGGAGTTTTAGTGAAATTTTCAGACCGGTGCGCAATTTTGTTGCTAAAATTCCTATTATTAAAAAGCCAATGCTGTGTCCGGAATGTGCCTCGTTTTGGTTTGGAGTGTTTGTTTATTTGTTTGTGCTTGATCCTTTTGTAATACACACAGGATTAATTAGTTCTGTGATTTTTGGGCTTATAGTCCATTTATGTGCCTCTATTTTATATAAAAAGATTTTATGAACATCGACGAACTAATAGCATACCAATATATTACTGAGCTTCCTGTAAAGCTTCTTACGGACAGCGAACACAAACAATCATTTAAAACTACTTTTCAAGCAATTGCTGCTGATATTTATGCTGATATTGAAAGCTTAACGTTAAATGGAGCTAACTGCTCCTGTGCAAAAAAAGTCAGAGAGCACACTGCAAATAACAAAGTAAAAGTAGCAGAAACTATATACAACTATTTTCAAACTCAAGATAAATCGTTAGAGGAATTTATCAAGAACGTTCAATCTTCAATGAATCCTCCTAGCTTGAGCGGTAAAATTTTAAAAACAACCGTTGCTAAATGGCAAGAATTTTCAGCTGAAATAAGCAAATATACGTTTCGCTCGTTTTCTGTTGTGAAAGATGGAGATGATTTGTATGTTTATTTCTTGTGAGCAGCAACTTTTCCTAAAAAAACAGACTAAATAAGATAAATAAAATTATATCATGAAAAACTCTCTTTCTGACATCTACGAACAAATTTTACTCAACGAAGCTGAAAAACATGCTTTACAAAACCCTTCTTCCGATGAAGTAGGAAATCTCAAGATTAAAAATGATTTATTTGGGGCTAAACCAAAGCCAGTAGAAGGTCCAGACAAAGCCAAGCTTGCTAAAGGACCGAGTTACAAAGAGACTACAGGACTTTCTTCTAGCAAAGCTTCTTCTGACAACAAAAGCTCTGCTCCCATGAAATCTGCTCCAACTAAAAATCCAACAACAGAAAAGCCAAAAGAAATGAAAGATACTGACGTAGACCCAACAAACGAAGACGAGAAAGATAACAAAAAGAAGAAAGAAGAAACCAAAAAAGAAAGCTTCGCTCTTAGTTCCTTTGAAGCCCTCTTCAAGAAAGCTCTCATTGAAGAAAACGAAGAAGAAGCTGAAGAAGAAAACGAAGAATCTTCCGTTAAAGAAGAATCCTTGGAAGGGGAAGGAGATTTAGAATTTTCTGGAGAAGAAGAGACTGAAGAAGAGGAAGAAGGAGATCTTCTTTCTGATCTTAAAGAACTCCAAACAAAACTTTCTGACATTCTTGCCAAACTCGAAGATTCCTCTGACGAAGAAGGAGAAGAAGAATCCGAAGATTATACAGAAGGAGACTTTGATGAAGAATTCGGGGAAACAACAACCGAAGACGAAACAGCAATGAAGGAATCTGTTGATAAGCCAAAAGTTTTGAGTCCTGCAAAAGGCAAAACTTTAATGAGCAAAAAGAACAAAATCGGAAAAGTTAATCCTAAAGGTGGGAAAGCTCATACAGGAACTGTCGATGATGCTCCAAAACCCAAACCACTTGGGGATAAAAAAGGTTCTTTACAAAAAGGTAAACCTGAAGTAAAGTCTAACATTAAAAAAGGCGATTTTATCAAATAATTTAGTATACCATTATTGAAACGAAGCCCTGCCTAACAGCAGGGCTTTTTTTTAGCCAAAACGCATAAATACTCTCGTATGGCTTCTGATTTTGATACTAAACTTAAGAATTATTTGACGGTTTATAAAGTTCCTATTGGTCCTAATCAACTGGATCCAACCGTCTTTCATTTTTCTGAAGTAGATAACTACCCAGTTTTATTACCCAGTATTAGAGATCAAATTTTGAAAGATGTCAATGAAATTGTCAACGGTCAATTGTCTGCTTATGTTAAAGGTTGTTATTTGGTTGGACCAGTCACAAAGCCAGGACAAAAAAGTAGAACATCTGAAATTCGAGTTCTTATTATATTAAAAGACAAATATGTGCTTGCTGATAATGATGGACTGCTTTCAGAACGAATTCTAAAAGCAGCAAACCAAATGAGCGGCAAGCTTGCTGTAGGAACTACAAGACCAATCGAGTATACAGTGACGGTTCGAAAAATTGAAGATTATGATCATGAAGGTATCTACAATTTAGCAACAAACAAATGGATTAGAATTCCTACAGGAGTAGCAACCAATATCTAAAAAATGCTTAAAACCGTAAATAGTGTCCGTTATTTAAACAAAAATAATAACGCCAATGAGCGGGAGAATTATTCTTTGTGGTGGAAAGAACAAATCGAGCATTACGGTACATCCACTACATATTACACTCATGGTTATTCTTTAACTTCTCATAATTTTTTATATGGAGAAGATACAACATCCTCCTTTTCTCAAAAAGGAGATGTAATAATGCTTACAGACATTACAAATGACGCATTGATGCTTTCAAAGTTCGGCATTCAAGCTGATTGTGATATGACAGCTGTAATACACATCTCTTCTTTTTATGAAAAATTTGGGTGTGGATATGAACCAAAAGCTGGAGATTTAATACAACTAACAGAATATGGAGCAGATAGACCGGGTGGTAGATCAGCCCCAATTTATGAAATAACTGAAAGAGATGATGAATATTTGCCAATGACTAATCCTTTGATTGGTCATTATGTATGGTATTTAAAATGCAAGCGCTACGAATACTCATACGAGCCTGGTATACCAAACGGGCCTAATAATAAACAAATTAATGATACTGGAGATTATGGAAGACTCGCTGGTGGAGAAAATCCAGAAGAGCTATTCCAACCATATCCAGATTCAGTACAAAATAGCGCAAAATGTATATATGATTACTATAGTGAAAATCCTCATGGGTTGGATATCGAAACAAATCATTTTATTCCGCCAAGACCTGCGGAGTGTCCTACGCAACCTTTAACGTCGTTCAATCAAGTACCAGGACCTTATTCCGGTTCTCCGTATTCTCCTGAAGTACTTCAAATGATGGAAACTTTGAAATTTATCGATGAAAATAAAGATAATATTGTAATAAGACAAGCGATTGCCAGTGCTCCAGGAAACGTAGATACGTTTATGCTATCTACATCAGGAAAACCTGAAGATGTCATTGTTTATCAATCTGATACTGACACTGTGTTATTGGATAATATTGCTGGGTCTGGCATAACAAGCGACACCGGTAAACCTTTAGACGGAGGAACGTTTTAATAATTAATATAACCAATGGCAACTCCTAAAAACAAATCAGCTGTATATGGTTACTACGGAGGGGTTTCCGACAGTAATCATTACGTTGCTCCAAATGTCCCAGATTTTAATGCCAATTGGCTAACTCAATTACCAGTGGAGTTAAGGAATTTTCTTAACAGCAATGCTTCAAATTTTTTATTGCGACACACTTTAAGCAGCGAACCAGGAAATTTGGACACATTTGTATTATCTACATCTGGAAAGCCTGAAGACGTCATCGTTTATCAGTCCAACACAGATGTGGTTGTACTAGACGATGTTGCAGGATCTGGCATAACAAGCGATACAAGCGAACCGATTGATGCGGGATATTTTTAGTACACCCATAAAAAAACTTATTATTTAACAATAAGTAATATTGTTGACAACAACAACAACAATATAAAAATATGGCATACAATACAATTCTCATCAAACGTCGCCCGTTCAGTAGTGGCGTTCCAGGAGCACCCACTCCCGGTTCCCTTACTGTTGGCGAGTTAGCTTTCAACGAAGTCAATTCGACATTGTACTTCGAATCTAGCCTTGGCACGTTAGCCATTGCTGGTTCTGGGTCATATGTTGATCGTACTACGGATCAAACTATCAATGGTAATAAAACCTTTACTGGTAGTACAACCCTTTCTACAACTACATGGTCTGCAGGATCTACTTTAAATTTCAGTGGTAATGTATTAGGAAATATTGGAGCTCCTTCTCTGAGTTCTGATGCAACAACAAAACAATACGTTGACGACAAAGTTGCTGGAATAACCTTTGCCGACGTAAGTTTGCTTTCAGCTGAAGTATACGATACATTTGTCAAACTTACAGAAGAAAGACCAGTAACATTGTTGAGCGGTATAAGCGTTACGGATGGTATATCTACTGATACTCTTACGACAACAGGTGACGCTACAGTTGGTGGTAGTTTAACTATTACCGGTAATTTAAGCGTTGTTGGTGCATTTACACAAATCAACACTGAAGTAACTGCAACTAGTGCCTTTGACATTACAAATAATGGTACAGGCCCTGCTTTAGAAGTTACTCAAACCGGGGATCAACCAATTGCTGTTTTTTATGACGATGCTAACCCTGCATTGTACATTGATGGCAAAACCCTTACTCCAGGTTATGTTGGTATTGGTACAAGCACTCCAAATGAAAAATTAACTGTCTCTGGCAATATTTCAGCTTCTGGTACCATTTATGGTTCTGGTGGCTTAGAAGTTTCTTCTGGAGCTGGTGCTACAACTCTCTACGTCGAAAACGGTAAAGTTGGTATTAATACCGAAACTCCAAACGAAGAGTTTACAGTCGTTGGTGACATTTCTGCTAGCGGAAATATCTATGGCTTAGATATCTATGCTCGCAATGGTGATTTTACCGGCACGATGGACATTGATGGGGCAACTACTCTTGGTAGTACTCTCAGTGTAGTTAGCACTGTTCAATTCGATTCGACTTTAACTGTCGATGGCACAACCACTCTAAATAGCACTCTTGATGTAGCCAGTGCAGCTACCTTTGCTTCATCAGTTTCTGCTCAAGGAGCTTTGACTGTTGACGGTACATCAACGTTGAACGGGGCGGTTACAATTAACGATACATTGTATGTATCTGATTCTTCAACATTTGCTTCTTCTGTTTCCGCTTTGGGAGCCGTTGAATTTGATTCGACGTTGACTGTTGATGGATTAGTGACTATCAATAATAGCACAACCACTACCGGAAGCATTTCTGGTTCTGCTGGTAGTTCTTATATTGTTGATTTCATCATCGATGGTGGAGTATTCTAAAATAAATATAAAAATTGGTTCTCGAGACCCAGGTTCGCAAGAACCTGGGTTTCTTTTTTGTTCATTTGAATAAATAATCTCATGTTTAATGCAGTCAAAAAATTTTTGTCAAAGGTGGTTTCTTCAGCTACCCCTTCTTTTGACTCTTCTGAAGTGACAGAAGTTCAAACGACTCTACCGCCAACTGAAACATTTCTACAGTCGGAAGTCGTAGTTAATGAGCCGAAAATAAAACAACTCAAGCGACAAATTACATCCAAAGAACAAAAACAATAATGTTTTCAACAATTTTACACAAAAGAAGCTCGACTTCTGGCAATGTTCCATCAGCAGGTGTTTTATCTGCTGGAGAAATAGCCATCAATGCTGCTGATGGCAAATTGTTTACGAAAACTTTAGATGACACAGTTAAAACGTTTTTAAACAGTGAACAACAACCTTACTCTTTAAACCAAAGCATAAGCTCGGTAAATTTTCTGTATGGAAATAACACAGTGTCTGGAGTGTTATCAGAAGTATTAGGAGGCATTGATAATGATGTAACAGGCTGGGGTTCGACGGTAATTAATGGTTCGGATAATGATATAGATGGAGACTATGCTTTTATAGGCAATGGAGCTAACAATAAGATTCTTTCAGCTGGAGACTATGGGGCAATTATTGGAGGCCAAAACAATACTTTAAATCACGACAATTCATTTATTTTAGGATCAAATATTACTTCTCATGCTTCTAATTTTACATATGTTAATAATCTTTCCGTAACCAATAAAATATATGGAGACGGTTCCGAGCTAACAGACATAATCATTAGTGGAATAGCAGGAGGAGACTTGGAAGGAACTTATCCAAATCCGACAATAAAAAACTCGGTTGCTCTTTATGGCCAACCGACTGCTCCCACAGCAGCTGCTGGGACTCACACTACACAAATAGCAACGACTGAATTTGTTCAAAACAACAAAGGAGATACATATTTTACTACGTCGACCTCTACAAACACGATTAACAACGGAAACGGTAAAACTTTTGTTGTTGCTTCTTCTTCTCTTTCATATACCCCTACTCAAGACGTAACGATTACATGGGACGGAGACCCATTCAACTACCACATGCATTGCACAGTTGTTTCTTTTTCTGGTTATGAACTCGTTGTCAATGTTAACGGTCACAGTGGAAACGGAACGCACTCCAATTGGACAATAAACGTCGGCGGCTTTACGACTCAGTCTGGAGCTTTATTGCAATCTAATAACTTAAGTGATGTAGCAAGTGCCTCGACTTCGCTAACTAATTTGGGTGGAGTTTCTACATCAAGAACTATTTCAGCTGGCACTGGATTAACTGGAGGAGGAGACTTAACTACTGATAGAACTTTATCGGTAGTTTTCGGAAATACGTCTACTACAGCAGTTAGTGGAGACGATCCCAGATTGAGTAATGCGAGAATTCCGACTGCTCATAAAAGCTCCCATGCAATAGGAGGAACCGATCTGCTGTCTCCGAGTGATATAGGAGCGGTGGATGTTACTACCTATCAGCAAGCATCCGGAAATTGGCAAGACACGTATACCACGGTTCAGTCCAACAGTTCGTATTGGAGCAATATAATTGATTTAGCGTTTAAAACTGCGTATTCCACATATTATCACGAACTAAAATACGACACAGTCTCATCAAATTTAACTGCCATACAAATTTATCAAAACAGCAATAAAACTACTTTGTTGTTTGAAAAGTTTTTAACTTATACTTCCGGTTCTCTATTAACTGGAATTTCGATAGCCGATACAGTAAGTAATAAAACATTAACAAAAACACTATCATATGACGACAGTGACAATTTAATTTCAACAACAAGGATTTATAACTAATGGCACAAGTAAACGTTTATTCAGATGCAAATTATAGCTCATTAACATTTGTTAATGATGATACTCTATTGATTGATTTTGGCTCGACGTTGACGATAACTACAGGTACAGCAAGAATAGGGGGCGTCACATTCGGTGCTACAGGTGGTGGAAAATTAAAAGTAATAAATACATCTACAACCACTCCAATCTTTATTCCACATAGCGGGTCGCTTA